AGAAGGAAAATAAAATAATTAGTTCTTTCTATGTTAAAGATACACTAAATCCTGAAATTTGGGAGAACCACGATGATGTGGAAAACTCAAAGATGAAGGGATTTATTCGTGATGGTCTTTTGGATATTGCAAATAAATTTATTGAATTTTTAGGGTTTGATATCTTTGTTCAAGATGTGACCATGACAGGTTCTTTAGCTAATTTTAACTGGTCTGAATTTTCTGATATAGATTTACATATTATATACGACTTTAAAGAGTCGGGCGAACAGGAAGAATTATTTAAAGAATTATTTAACTTAAAAAGAACGGTATTTAATTCTCAACACGACATAACGGTCAAAGGATATGAGGTTGAGACCTATGTTCAAGATATGAGTGAACCACATATGTCTACAGGTGTTTATTCTGTTTTATATGACGAATGGTTAACTCAACCAAAACCTGAAAAGGTAGAAATTGATAGAGATAAGATAGAAACAAAGGCACAGAACTGGATGGATATTATTGACTCCACAATTGAAGATATAGAAGGAGAAAAAGATTTGGAGTCTTCAATAAATAAGTTAGATACAGTTAAGGATAAAATCAAAAAGTTCAGAAGTAGTGGGTTAGAAAGAGGTGGAGAATATTCTTATGAAAATTTGGTTTTTAAATTTTTAAGACGTAATAATTACATACAAAAATTATTTGATAATAAAAATGAAATTATTGATAAAACCTTATCTATACAAGAAAAAATAAACACATAAGTACATAAAATAGAAAATTATGTATTTAATGCATATTTATTAAGAAAATATCACAATGGCAATAACGGCTTGTACAGACGCGACCGAATATAAATTATTCTCTGGAGACACTCCTACAATTCATCCAATAATGAATTCATATGAATATAGTGAATCAGCATCAGGCACTACAATTGTTGAATCAATACAGTGTCGCTCTGTAAGATTAGGTGGTGCAGGATTAAATAGTTAAACGAATTTTAAAAACAAAAATATGGCAGATTTAAGACCTTTAGGTAGTGAAAAATTACAAGGAATGGATAAAATTAATCGTATCCTTGAAATCGCTCGTTATAATGAGCCTTCACAAAATTTAAATGAAAGTAAGTCAGATTATACAATACAATTGGCTGATGGTAATTACTATGGAATTGTTAATGAAAAAAACGGATATATCGTTAAAAAAGGAATTAATGAATCTGAATTAGATTATATTGAACCTATGAAAAATAGAAAATATCATAAGTCTTATTCTCAAGCAATGAAAAAAATTAATTTATTGGCGGGAGAATTAAACCGAATTCATGAACAAACTGAAAATATAAATCTAATAGGTGAACAAAAAAAGTTTGTACTTAAGACACCAAAATCTGCGGAGGCAGGAATGAGTGATATGGGTGGAGATGTTCCACCTCCAGCACCTGCACCTGAACCCGCACCTGAAACAGGTGGAGAAGATTTAGATTTGGATTTAGACTTAGAGACACCTGAAGGTGGTGATGAAGAATTGGATTTAGATTTAGATATGGGAGATGAATCACTTGAAGGTGAAGATGATGGAGACGTATCATTTAAAACAATTCAAAAACTAACAGGTAAATTAGGTCAAAAAATCAGAACATTAGATAAAACAGAAGGTATGGATTCTGAAGATATTAAATATGTCTTAAATTCTGTTATCTCTGCAGTTAATTTGGAAAATTTAACTGAAGAAGACTTGGAAGAAATTTTGGAAAATTTTGAAGAGGAAGAAATAGACTACGATAACTTAGAAGGTGATATGGATATGGAAGCTGGTAGTGAAGAAGATTTGGACTTAGATTTGGATTTGGGTGATGAGTCTGCATCAGATGAAGAGTTAGGTGAAGGTTATGGAATTGACGAAGTGGTTGAAGAAGTTTTCGCGGAATCTAAAGTAGATAAAGTTTTATCAAAATATTTTGTAATTACAGAAGAAGAACAAAAAGAAACTGAGTCAAAAAATGTAAAGAAGTTTATCACAGAAAAAGTTCAAAAAGCAAAAGTTAAGACAGAAATTAAGGATATGTCAGAAACTATTGAACAAGAACTAACTTCAGAATTTTTGATGAAAGAAAACAAAAACACAAAGTTTTTAGGAAAAACAAATAAAAATAACTTAGTCTTTGAAATAGACGGAAAACAATTGAAAGTTTCTACAAAGGGTGAATTATTATGAAATTAATCTACGTCAATGAATTAGGTCCCAATTATAAGGGAGACAATATCTATGAGTTTATATTCTCTGACGTAGAAGAAGTATGGGGTGATGAGTGGGATGCTGAACCAGCTTCAGGTCGACCATCACCCCCTAATATTGAATACATTAAGAAAGTCGGTGTTTTGAAAAACTCAGATATTGAGTTACACTTAGTTCAAAACTCAGACTTTTTTTCTGTTTATGACGCAGTTGAAGATGTTATTGCGTTGGGTTGGGAAAAATCAGATTCAGAATTTGTTGTTGACGAAAACTACAAAAGGTTGGTTTTTAGGTACGGTGAGTCTGTTAAATCCGTAGAAGATAAATTATATGAGAGAGATATTGTCCTTTCATACGAAAAAAGTTTTGTTACACATGACTAACAGAGAGAAAAAAATAGTATCCTTATTGGAGGAGGGATTTTCTTATCATACGATTAAGAAAATGTCTGATGCACATATAAATTTGTTATATAACAGATTGGTGAAAGAAGCGGTTGTTCGTGTACCTGCCGATAAATACGATGAGATAAAAGATAAATTATCAGACACGGATACTGTTGAGGTCACCGAAGATGACGATGCCGCATTAAATAATATTGCAGGTATTGACCCTAACGAGGACCCTAACCCTGAGGGTAATGAAGAAGGACCTTCAGATAATATGAACGCCAACGATGGTATGAGTATTGATGAAGAGTTTTTTGGGGATATAAATGAAGATGAAGTTTTGGAATCCTTATTTGGTAAACCAAAAAAAAAGATGAAGACTCCGATAACCACATTGGGGATGTTTGAAGGTGAAATTGAAGAAAAGTCTGTTTCAAAACAACAACAAAAAATTATGGGTTTAGCCTTATCTGTTAAGAGAGGTGAGACACCTAAAAGTGAAGTATCTAAAGAAGTTTTAGATATGGTTGATAGTATGACAGAAAAAGAACTTGAGGATTTCGCTTCAACAAAGCATAAAGGTTTACCAAAAAAAGTCAGTGAAGAAGAAAAGATTAGGCAAATTGAAGAAAGTATCGTATCTTTGATTAAGAAAACTAAAGGAAAAGTGATAACTAAAAAAGACTTATTGGAGGAGCAACCGAATATTGCACCCGCAAAACCTACGGTCAAACCTGGTGTTAAACCTGAAAGAGGTTCACCATACAAACCAAAACATAGTCCAAAACCTAAGGCGGGTACGGAAGTTAAACCCGCAAGACCTACAGTTAAACCTGGTGTAAAACCCGAAAGAGGTTCACCATACAAACCAAAACATAGTCCAAAACCTAAGGCAGGTGATGAAGGAAGGTTACCAGAATTCCTTACATTTAACAACTTAAATATCAAGTTTAGAGATGAGTGATTTAAAGAAAAAAATACGAAAAGCCGTACAGGAACAAATTCAGTACGATGGTCCCGAAAGAATGGACAGAGAAGTAGAAAGAAAAATTTCAAGCGGAGAAACACCACTTTCTGACAACCCTGCTTTTCCTGGTAAAGATGAAGACGAGTTTGATAACTCATTTGCGGAATTAGTGGCTTCAGAAAGGTTTAAGGAAGTTGTAGAAAAAGTTAAGAGATATACTGGTATGGAAAACATATCAGGACAAAACGCTTTAATGCAATTACAGATGGTTTTAGAAGGTGCTATATTAAAAACAAAATCTATTGAGTCAAATAACGAGGGATTCTTGGAACAACTTGCGGTTGACTTGGTTAAAGAGGAATTATCTATTCCCGATGATGCGTTTCAATATGATGTTGAATTAACATCTATGCCAGGTCAGATTGATACATCTAAAATGATTTCAGAACCCGAAAAACTTGATGATGAAGAAGTACAACAACAATTTGGTGTTAATGCAGACGAAGCTGAAGATGATTTGGAAAATTTCATGGCGGCCTTTGAAAAGTTTGATATAGAAAAGGCTAAGAGAAGATTTATCAATTCTCTTATTCAAGGAGCGTCTAAAAAAGGTCACTATATGTTCCACTTGGTTGAGGAGCAATTAAACACTATTAATCCTGAATTGATTAACTTGTACGGTGTATTGATGTCTATTAACGATTTGTTGTATTGGATTGTGCCGGACCAAATAACTATGAGTGTTGCTGCCAGTGGTAAAGAAGTAGAAGGTTCTGAAGAGGTTGACACAGAAACCGACCCACCGACTATTAGGGTAAAAGGTTTATTCTTTCCGGTGTTGGTTCACGAATTGATTAAAGGTGTTTATGAGGCATTAGGAACTCAAGGTCTACCTGACGACCCAAGAGCCGCTGAGATGGTTATGGGACAAACTGATACCTTACCATATGAGGTTTGGGATTTGAGATTGGGTCCAGTTATTTGGAGAAAGTTCACCGAAGCATACCCTGAAAAGTTGTATGAAGACGATATGAGAGAAATTCAAAACTATTTGTTCTCTCGTTTTTCAGCTTTATCTACAGATGAATTCTTTGAGGTGGCTCGTTTGATTTTGTCAGGTTCACCACAAGGTAAAAAAATCTTAGAAAGAATGGTGAATGATATCATCTCTGAACTAAAACAACAAGAATACGATGATGCAATGTCTCAGTATCGTGATGACGATGATGATTTCAATATTGATGATATTGATTTGAGTGATTTGGGTCTTTAATAGACATAAAAAACTATTATAATGTCTATATGGCGTTAACGAAAGAGAAAGTATTATTAGAGTATGCGAGGTGTGTAAAAGACACCTCGTATGCGTTAAAGACATATCTACAAACATACGATAACACTCAGTCTAAGTATGTTCCTTTGGAGTTGTTTCCTGACCAAGAACATTTGATAAATGACTACGATACTCACGAAGAAAACATCGCACTTAAATACCGTCAGGCAGGTGTGTCAACCGTAACTTCGGCGTGGATATCAAAAAAACTTGTTACCGCATCTAAATCAAAACCTGAAAAAATCCTTATCATCGCAAACAAACTTGACACCTCTGTGGAGATGGCAAGTAAGATAAGAGCGTTTATTGAACAATGGCCGTCATGGTTTGGAGTTAATTTTTCGAGTGAAAAGAATTCACAACGACACTACAAATTAACCAACGGATGTGAGGTAAAAGCGGTTGCAACATCTAAGGACGCCCTTCGTGGATATACCCCCACGATACTTGTATTTGATGAGGCCGCGTTTATTGAGGCAGATAACGATTTCTGGTCTGCGTGTATGGCGTCACTTTCTACAGGGGGTAAAGTTATTGTAATTTCTACCCCTAACGGTTTTGACCCCATTTATTATTCTATCTATGACCAGTCGTTACGAGGTATGAACGATTTTAAGATTACAGAAATGTATTGGTATCGTGACCCTCGTTATGCAAAAGATTTAAAACTGATTAAATGTAATGATATCGTTCATTATATGTTAAATAGAGAGGATTATAAAGACGAAGAAATAACTTTGGACTATTCTATGGTTGACCCCATGAAAAGGGATTTTGAGGAAATTAAAACTCATTTCTTGGAAGGATACAAGCCGTACTCCTCATGGTTTGAGGGTATGAGTAAAAAACTTAAGTTTGATAGACGTAAGATTGCTCAGGAATTGGAGTGTAACTTCTTGGGTTCGGGTGATAACGTTATTCCTTCTGATACGGTAGAAAAAATTAAGGAAAACTTTATTCGTGAACCTGAAAACAAATTTATGGGGGGTGCATTATGGCAGTGGAAGGAACCTGTGGTAGGTCACAAATATATTATGGGTATTGATGTTTCTCGTGGTGATAGTGAAGACTTTACCACATTCTGTATTATAGATTTTGACGAACGAGAACAGGTATTAGAATATTTGGGTAAGATACCGCCCGATGTTGCTGCTGAGGTTGCATTTAAATGGGCAACTATGTATTCCGCGTTTATTGTGATTGATATTACTGGAGGTATGGGGGTTTCTACCGCTCGTAAACTACAGGAAATGAATTATAAGGATTTGTATGTTGACGGTACAAACGCTGCTGACAAATGGAAGTATAACCCGAAGGCAATGGAAAAGATACCAGGTCTTAACTTCAACTCAAAGCGTGTTCAAATTGTTGCAGCTTTTGAGGAAGCCTTAAGACATAACTTTATTGTTCGTTCTTCTCGTTTGATAAATGAATTAAATACATTTGTATATATCAACGGTAGACCTGACCATATTAAGGGTCAACACGATGACCTTATCATGGCTATGGCCATGGCGATATATGTAGGTGAAAATTCATTTACACAACTTGAAAAAGTTACAGAACAGACTAAAGCTATGATGGAAAGCTGGATGGTTAATGAAACTCCTGTTAAAAATGCGACAAGAGATTTTAATCCAGGTTTACCTGTAATGCCAAATAATCAAAACCATCATAGAAGAATAGATGGTTACACAAAAAAGGATTATGAAGACTATGGATGGTTGTTTGGTGGTATGAGGAGATAACCTTTAATTAATTTAAGTAAAGATTATATTTATCTAAAAAACGATGGCTCAGAATAATAATTTTACAATATGGCAGAGACTTGGAAAGGTTTTTGGTCCCGACTCTACTTTAGACCAACAAGCACCTGTATATCAGTTTGACAAAAAACAAATATTAAAGACACCCGACAAAAAAGAATATGAAAGAGAAAAGTTACAAGCTCAACAAACTCTTTACTTGGGTCAACAATGGCAAAAGATTGAAAATAATCTTTATACTCAAGCTGTCTATTATGAACCAACTCGTTTAGCATCGTTTTATGATTATGAGAGTATGGAATATACTCCTGAAATTTCTGCAGCTTTAGACATATATTCAGAAGAGTCAACAACACCGGATGAAGATGGATACATTTTACAAATTTATTCTGAAAGTAAAAGAATAAAATCAATACTTGGTGACTTATTTAATAATAGATTAGATATCAATACAAACTTACCTATGTGGACACGTAATACGTGTAAGTATGGTGATAATTTTGTATACCTCAAACTAGACCCTGAAAAAGGAATTATGGGTGCACAACAATTACCTAATATTGAAATAACTCGTCAGGAAAGGGGTATGAAAATTAAACCTGAACGAAATACTACTGAAACTGAAAATGATTCATTAAAGTTTTTGTGGCAAAATAAAGACATGGAGTTTAACACATGGGAAATTGCTCACTTTAGACTTTTAGGTGACGACAGAAAATTACCTTACGGTACTTCTATGTTAGAAAAAGGTAGAAGAATATGGAAACAACTTATTCTCTCTGAAGATGCGATGTTAATTTATAGAACATCAAGAGCACCCGAAAGAAGAGTATTCAAAGTTTTTGTTGGTAATATGGACGATAAAGACGTTGAGCCATACGTAAACAGAGTCGCAAATAAGTTTAAAAGAGACCAAGTTGTAGACTCAACAAATGGTAACGTAGACTTGAGATACAATCAAATGGCAGTTGACCAGGATTATTTTATTCCTGTTCGTGACCCTAATGCACCTAATCCAATTGACACCTTACCAGGTGCTCAAAACCTATCAGAGATTGCAGATATTGAGTATATCCAAAAGAAACTTTTGACTTCACTAAGAGTCCCTAAGGCGTTCTTAGGTTTTGAAGAGGTTGTTGGTGATGGTAAAAATTTGTCGTTACAAGATATTAGATTTGCTCGTACAATAAATAGAATTCAAAAATCTATGATACAAGAGTTAAATAAAATCGCTATTATACACTTATTCTTGTTAGGTTTTGAAGACGAATTAGGTAACTTTACTTTAGGATTAACTAACCCATCTACACAGGCAGAATTACTTAAGGTTGAACAGTGGCAACAGAAAATTCAGTTGTATAGAGACGCGGTTACAGACCCAGGAAATGGTATATTACCTGTTTCTTCATCTTGGGCTAAGAAACATATTCTTGGATTTAGTGATGAAGAAATTAAACTTGATTTACAACAACAACGTATTGAAAAAGCGGTTGCAGGTGAACTTGAAAAAACTTCTGAAGTTATTAGTAAAACAGGTATATTCGCAAATCTTGATAAGTTATACGGAAATAAACCTGGTGAAGGTGGCGATGCTGAAGGAGGAGAAACTACAGATGATGGAGGTATGGGAGATTTAGGTGGAGCACCACCGATGGGAGGAGGAGACTTAGGAGGTGATTTGGGTGGAGACTTAGGTGGAG